ATTTCTGAATTTACTAAATTATTTGATTTAATTTTATTGACTACCTTCTCGCTTAAAAAGTATTTCGAATCGACTTCTGATTCAAGAACATCCTTTAAAAGGATTCCTTTGTCCTTTGGCTGTTCGATTGTAGTTTCTAAATCTCCAAATAAACCAGCTGGCTCTAGTCCGATATTAGTCCAATATAAACGCTGGCGATTCTGAGCTGAAATTAAAGCGGAATTTATCATGATTGGCTTGACTCCGATAGCCTTGGATAAAACCTTCTCCCACTTCTCGCCCATCATTACATTCTCAAGAAGAAAGTATTTAGGGTTAGTCTCATTTAAAAGTCTCATGTATTCCCAGAATAGATAGGACTGTCCTTCAAACTCAAATCCCTCTGCTTTTAATTGCAAGTAATGCTCAAGTGTTAAGATTTCCTGCTCGTCCTTTGTACTCATTCCTTTCCTCTTACCGGCAAAGCTAAAGGACTGGCAAGGAGATCCTCCGATAAGCAAATCAATCTTTGGCAAAGAATAGCCATCGACATTTACTACACTTCCAAGTTGCTTCGTGTTTGGATAATTTGCCATTGTAACCTGAATAGCATACTTATCGATTTCAGATGCAAAATAATTATCCACTTTAAATCCTGCTCTCTCTAGAGCTTGCTGTCCGCAGGACATTCCATCAAATAAACTTAATACATTCATAGGTTAAAATTTAGCCTCCTCAAAGGTGTTATTTATTGTATTTAAAGCCGTCTCTTTAATTAAACCCTGATAAGCTCTAAGCTCATCATAAGAATCAGCGATTCGATTGGTAGTCACATCCACATAGCGATCAATCGTGCAAGTCTCTCCGTCTCGATTTTTAAGTATCACATAGTTTAGGATATTATCATCCGGTCCTTTGGCTGTATTGTTAGCCCTGGCGTCTGTGTACTTGTAGTAATCGTCGCGATATAAACCAATCACAGCGATGGCATCCTGCTCGACATTCCCAGAGCTTCTAATATCTGATAGCTGTGGAAGTCTTGAGGACCTTCCCTCGATTCCCCTAGATAATTGAGACAAAGCGATGATTGGAATCTTTAGCTTCCTAGTTAGCTTCTGAATCTTATTGGATACGGATGAAACCTGAGCGAAGTCAGATTGATCCTTGAGCTGATTGTCTCGGATTAGTTGCAGATAGTCAATCACTACAATGTCAATCTTATTCCGCTTGGCTTCAGATGTCAGGATCATCGATAGGTAGTTGATGTCTCTATTATCCGAGTCATAAAAGAAGATAGGTAAGGATTTTAGAATCGAGGCGTTTGAGTTCCTAATTTTTAGTATGTCATCTGGCTTCACTCGGTTAGCTTTTAGATCACTGTATTTGTAGTCGTGATTTTCCGAGCTGATAAGGCGAAACATTAGAGACTCTTTAGGCATCTCTAGTGATAAGAATAAAACTCGCTTGCCTGATTTCGCTGCACTCTTAGCGTGTTGAAGTCCTGCAATAGTCTTACCCATACCTGGACGCCCAGCGATTACTGTCATTCCTTCCTGGAATCCTCCTAGGATATAGTTCAAATCCCTAGATCCGGTGTCGATACCTGAGAACTTAATATTCCCAGCGTTAGCTTCTAGCTTATCGATGACTTGATCATAAACTGAGGCAATGTCAAAGACCTCAGAGGATTCGATTGATCGCTCTAGGCTATCCATCTCCTTGGTAATTATCGTCTGCAAGTCAGAGACTTCCTTGTTATCCAGGATTGCAGTCTGAATCTTGAAGGCTAAATCGTGGAATCTTCTCTTTCCTTCTGTCTCTTTTAGAGCGATACAAGAATCTTCTAGGTTAATCACTCGGTCAGGCATTAGTTTCAGGACCAATTCAGCCGAAATTCCTTTTTCTTTTTCTTTGCTTTTAAGGACTCTAAATACATCTGCCCTAGTGATTCTCTTATCTTCTAGGGATAGTTCCTTAAATGCAAGGAATGACGCCTTAAATAAAGCGTCTGTGAAAGATTCTTCACTGACTAATTTATTAGCTTCACTAAATAGGTGAGGGTAAGCTAGTAAGTGTGAGACGATGTCACGCTCTAGGTGCACATCGTTTAGATTTAGTTTTACTGCCATTCGTTTGGAATTATAGGTTTGTCATTCAAAGCTACTTGATTCACTGGACTTTTCAAATTTTGAATTTCGTCGTTGAAGCATTTGCCATTTAAGTAGGTAAGCGGATTCTTTCTATACTGCAAGTCTGGATTTGCTTGGACGTACTTATCAACTGACTCCAGAATCTTTTCAATATCTTGCTTCTTTAATTTCTTCCAAGCCTTTTCGCATTTAACTCGATCGACTTTCTTTCCGTATAAATTCCAGAAGATTTCAAACTCATCGCTTTTGTATTTTTCTTTTTCTTTTTCTTTTTCTTCTTCTTCTTCTTCTTGCGATTCGGTATCCATACTGTATAGATACTGTATCAATACTCTATTTTTGACGTTCTTTAGCTCTTTTTCTACACAAGATAAAACTTTAGGCGAATTTGAGTCATTGAACTTAACCCAGTTTAAAAGCGCGATTTCATTTGTCTCTTTTGAGAATCTAATTTTGTTTTTCTCTTGGAAGAAATCTAATAGCTTATGCACTGTATCGGCATTGTATCCGGTATCAAAGCAAATTTTTCTTATAGACGTCTCATAGATTCCACACTGTGTGGTCCTATCATTAGTCATCAAGTATAGATAAAAGTATTTTTGCTCTGGAGTCAGCTCGCCTATGAAAGAATCCCCCCAGAAAGTGACCGATATTTTTCTAAATGCTGCCATAGTTGTCTTTAAAATAACGTACGCCTGAACTTGTTCTTGATTCTGCCATGTCGATAGCTCCATCCATGTAGGCTAATTCAATCATCCTAGCTTCCTTTTCTTTAGCTTCTTGATAAGCCTGGAACAAATCATTCCCTATGAAATACTCGCATCTTTTTAGCTCACTAAATAAAAATTCTACTGCTGTTTGTTTTTTTTCCATTTTAATAAAATAAAAAAGCCAGCTGAGTGAGAGATCAGACTGGCTTAGTTTGGTTTTGAAACCCGTATTCACTGCAAGACTCTCACCCCTTGCACTGAATATGTCACAAATATATCTAAATCTGTGACATCCTACAAATCATTTAAAAGATTTTCTAGCCTCATGATTTCCGCCTCAGCTTCGCTGATCTTATCCAAGATCAGATCGAACGCTTTAACCTCTGGATTATAGTACTTCATGATCTGGCTGTATTCGTTTAAATCGATTTTACGGTGCGCTATCTGGACGTTCACCACTGCAAGAAAGCATCTGTCTTCTAGTGTCATTGCCTTTCTTTTATGTGACTAACCACCTCGCGCCAATACGTCGCGTCTAGACCGTCGATTATTCTGTTTTTAATAATCAGCCTAGAGTTTTCCAAAGCTTCCTCTAAAACGCTCTTCATATGGATCTTACCGTATTGCTTTAGGTGAGTGCTAGCAATGTAGTCGATTATATCCTGGGATTTTTCCTTCGCTGTCATATCATTCCTAGGGCATATACTTCATAGCGTACCTCCTGCCAATAGGCAGAATCCTCCTCGTAGTCAGTTTTCTCATCTATGATCTCATAGACTGCAATCCCGGCGCACTGCTTAGCGATGTCAAAATCACCGGTAGCCTGGTAAAATCTGCGGACTAGGTCCTTTGCTTTTTCTTTCGGTGTCATATTAATAAAGTTCTTCGTTAAATCTGTCAGCTCTTGCTTCGTGTCTTCCGCTTCTCATATCCATTATAATATCCCGGACTTCATACCAATAATCAAAGGCTTGTTGGCTATTAACATTTGGAGACATGAAATTTAGTATTTCGTCAATACATAAGCAAGCGCAAAGTCTTGTCTGATCAAAGTCCATTGTAAAATCCAATGTATACTTTCTAATTAGCTGGTCTGCTTTCTGTTGTGCTGTCATGGCTTATAGGTTTATTATGTCCTCTCTTAATTCTGCCCAATAGCTGAGATCCAAATCTCCAGCGTGTATCGCTTCCATGACGATCTCCGCGCCTAGGATAGCTGAGGCAATGGCCTCCTCTTTGTTTTTCTTGATCTGTGGATGCGCTTCCTGGAAACGCTTCACTAGGGTGCTTGCAAATTGTTTTCTTGTCATTACTTGGTTAGATGTGGGCTAGCCTTTGTGACTAGCCCTGGTTTACAAATTTAACTAATTTTTTATTCTCCTAGCTCTGTGGTAAAAAATTCCTTCTAGGTAAGGGAAGTCTGATTCGAATTTGTAGGCATAGTCTACAGTAAAATTATTATTAACCTTGTAGCGTTCTGTCCTTTCAATCATTGACTCCCAGCGGATCCGCTCGAATACTTGCTTAGATCCTATCTTCTTGTGACCTCTATTGATCAGCAAAAAGGCGAAGCGCTTGAACTCTTCGTATATCTGAGGATTGCGCTCGTGATACTGTTGAAATGTTAGCATCGTTTTGATATTTAGATGAATAGTAAAGTTTTCGATAGTCTGCCTGGAGCTGGTTAGCTATGTGATCCATCCAGTCGTTAAATTTAATCTTCTCTGTTTTCATAGGGATTCTCTGTCGTTATATAAATCCAAGCTTCCATTCTTTCCGGATCGTTTGTATTGCTACAAAAATACTTGTAATTCAAATCAGGGTTTAGCATTATGAAATGACTAATCGCCCATTCGTGATATTCTGAATCTCGCACCCAGACTATCTGTCCTTCTTTAAATTTTGATTCCGTGCTCATTATAAATCGATTTAATTTCCTCTAAAACTTCTGGATAATTTAACTTTCCATAGACAGTCTGCTGGACTATTCCTATGTTCCACTCCCTAGCGCTAAAGGGTTTGATCCCCTTAGCATTTAGGCGCTCAGCACATTGCTGGTATACATTCATTTTCTTAATCCTGATCATCTTGATTCTGCTTTAATTTTTCGTATGGAGTCGATCCAATTACTTTGTATCCTGACATCATTTGCCAGTCCACATATTTGACGTATTCTTCACTCGAAGCGAATCGCTCTATAACTGTGAAGTAGTTTCCGAATTGGCTCTTCATATCTAATCGAAGAACCTGAGGGTATGTCTCGACTACCATGGCAAATCGTCCTCCTCCACTTCCATAATTGGCTCCTCTACTGCTGGAGCTGTTGGCTTAGCGTTCTGCTTTAATGCCTTGTATTCATTCGAGGATTCAATCTTCTCCTTGATAAAATCAGGGAAGGAATCAAAAGCCACCTGGTTAAAGTTGCTCACCGAAAAAACCATTTGCGGATTCATCAAAGCAGGCACCTCCATGCCTTTCATGACGCCACCAATGGATCCGATCTCAGCGTAAACCTTACCGCTTACCTTGGAGGTCTTGTGAATGATCGACAAGGTGCAAGCCTTGCCAGCTAGGACCGTAATATCGAACGACTTGCATTCTTCTTCTGTTAGTGCCTTGCCTCTCCAGGAGTTTAAGAAAGCGCGAAGGTTTGACTTCTCACCTAGTGACAAAGTAAACTCTTTCGAAATTACTTGAGGCTGTTCTCCGTTCTCCTCCTTGAATACTTTTAGTTCAGTTGGAAGCTCGAAGGTAAGGCGAACCTTATTAACGAACTTCTCTTCGCCCATGTAGGACTCCTTTACTGTTCCCAAGTGAATCATGGAATAGCAACGTGCAACGTAAGTACCAGCCGCGATTGGCTCGTAGTTTGAGCCTCCAGTCGAAGAGGCAATAATTTGTGTTTTGGTAGACATGATAAAAAAAATTAAAGGTTTGAAATGATTGTGATAATTGATAAAATTCCGATGATAACTAAGGTCCAGACAGTGGCCTCAGCTACTTCGCTACGCGTTAGATTTTTAAGTGATTCTCTCATTTTTTTAGATGATTATATCTCAGCACCGTTGCTTCGATAAGCCAAAATTACTAAATGATTCCGTATTAAAAAATTATTTTAAATTTATTTTTATTATTTAGTCAATTATTTATTTAACGGTAACAAAAAAGCCCAGAGATAAGATCCCGGGGCTTTTCATTAATCATCTAAACCTATAACTCTATGAAACAACTATTTTTACATTACAAATTTAATGATTTTTGTTTATTAAAAGCATCTTGGTATGAATTAAAATATCCAATATGCTTTCTTCCTTGTATTGTTTTAATTCTTAACCTCCATTTTTTAGAATACTTGTAAAAATCAATTGAATATAATTGCTTTATAACACAAAAATTTTTGACTTTTCTTTCATACTTTATGTCTTTAAACTTACTAGAATGATAATGTGATACATTTTGCTTCCTTGTACACCATTCTAAATTAGATAAATTATTATTAGATTTATCAAAATCAATGTGATTTACCTCAATTAAATCATTTGGATTATCTAAAAAAGATTTAGCTACTAATCTATGAACATAATGCAATTTATACTTTCCGTTAATCTTTAATGAAACCATTTGATATCCGATCCCATTATTATAATTTTTAAGTTCATTTATCTTCCCATCTTTATATTTAAAGATTTTACCATTCTTAGATACGATATATTTAAAATCATACCCTTCTAATTCTTTAATTTCCATAAAAATAAAGGCTCAAATTAAGAATAGGTCTACAACCCCCTATCCTCAAAATGAGCCATTTAAAGTTTTTGTTTAGCAGTTGTAGTTGCTATTACAAATCTACACTATTTTTCCTTCTTTTATAGCAAATAATTTAACATTTGTTTTGCCTTCGTCAATAGTTACCATAGCAAAACCTTGAGTATGTTGGTTAAATGGCATATACTTTGGAGCTATTGAAGTTAAGCATCCAGTTGAATGTGTTTGAATTACCTTACCGAATCCGGTTTTCTTTGTAGTTGTGGTCTGTCTGTGAACGTGCCCCATCAAAGTATTGCAGTACATCTTATTAAATAGAGACTGACTTGGATTGATTCCACCTACACCAAAGCCTTCGTGACCATGGATCACAAGTAAATCTCCCATAAACATACCCTGCCAATCTTCGACGTATTCAATTTTTAGCACATCTAATCTGAAGAACTTATCAAACTGCAATTCGTGGAGGCCAGCGAACTCCTCAGCCTGGCTAAACAGATAGCGCTGGAAGCGATTCTCGTGATTGCCTGCCTTAAAGTAGATCGGTATCGTGGGGAATATATCGCGGAGCTTTTGCAGGAAGTTTCTAGCCATCTCTATTTCACGCGGAAAGTCTCTGAGGTCCTTCTCCTTTTCGTGTCTGGAGATAGAATAGAAATCGAACGTATCCCCGTTTAAATAAAGGCAGTCAATCTCTTGCTCTCTTAGGTATTTAATCGCGCAGGTAAGCGCTTCTAAGGAATGAAAAGGCACATGAATGTCAGATAGTATTCCAATCTTTTTTAAATGCTCAGGAAGGCGCGCACTGGTGTATTCCTTTCCGATGCCTGGCTCTATTCCGAAGCTATCCACTTCGTCTAAATTGAATGACTCTATCTTCGCGCTTGGTCTGGTCTTTTTAAAGTATTGAGATCGGTCCTTTACTGATAT